CTTTAATCCCATACGCATGTAGCGTAGAGTTATAGGTGTTTGTCCTGCCACTGGGACAACAGAAAGATTTACTGTTCCCCCTACCCTAGAGACACTAATGGTGCCAATATTCCCATCATTGTCTACTGTTCCAAATTCTGACACACTCACGTCTGTCTCATCTGGAACTATTGTTAGTTCTGTGGACCAATACTTGTTTGCATTAGTCCTTTTAATAGAGATCACATATTTTATTGATCTCCATTCGCTTGCTATAAAATTATCAAATATGGTTGTGTTCTCAATACCATTTATTGTTAACTCATTATTACCAGCAGTTCCAAGATCTGTTGCTTGAGCAGATGCTGTATCAATTAAGTCTTCATAGTTTTCTTGAGTTGGTCTATCACCTGTCTGAAACAGGGCCTTTACACCTGCTATTGATATCTTTGCCATGACAGAATTATATCACATTTATTTCAAAGTATATAGTTAGAAAAACCAATAACTTGTAAGGGAATGGCTGGCACATTGCCAATAGATGTTGGTATATGTATTGCTGTAAGCCTTACCCTAAAAGGCAATATGGAGTTTATACTTACTAAACGATTAGGGTTTGTAATTTCTACATTTGGAAAAGAAACTTTTTCAATAACTTTTGTAAAAACTGGGGTATTGTTATTTATAATAACAGTTGCCATTAGTTTGTAACATCCTCAAGGATAATAATCTTACCTTGAGCAACTGTCCAAACAAGTGTGTTCTGAGGAAGACGCAATTCAATATCAAAAATATCATTTGTTCTCAACTGTGCGGTTTGTGCTGCAGTTAGGTTGACCTTAAACTCACCATCACCATCATCTAAATCTTGTGTTGGGTTAATAGTAAAAACTATTGTTGCAGTGTCTGTAATAATTTGTGGCTCTACTGGGCTAGTTGGTCTTTTAAACTCTACCTCTATAGTCCAATTGGGAATATCTAAAGGTTGTCTACTATCATCTGTTAAATAAACTCTAAACGATGCTGTGTCACCTTTTACAATTGTCCAATTAACAAATGGTGGTGCTTCACCAATATCATATGTAGATACGCCTTGATCTCTATAAGTTGCCATTATGCTAATCCTGCTTTCATTGATCCCCATGTACCGTTGCCTTTTGGCTGCCCAACAATAATAATTCCAGTTGATGCATTTGACTTGGCAACTACTGCTACTGCTCCTGAGCCTCCAGCAGGAATTGTTTTTGTAAGACCGCCACCATTTGCAACATATAGTATATCTCCAGCAACATAAGAAGAAGTATTAATTTCTTCAAATACTCCAGAAACAATAATAACTCCGTCTGATGAATTTGATATTGCTGACTGCGTTATTCCTACAACTGGAAAAGTTGTTAAATCATCTGAATCACATTTTGCGACTGTTGGTTTTGTTGAATATCCAGATATATAAACTGGAGTTCCTTTTGCAATTGTTGAACCAGTTACATTTCTTACTTCTAAAGAAATAAACGGAACACCAACATTGGAAAGAATATCTTCTAATCTTTCAGCAAGTGATTGAATATCTTCGTGAACATTTACTGGATCGCTTAAAAGCGGGTAAGGAAGATCATAAGTATTAGTTGAACCAGTAGCCATAGTACTTATTATTATACCACTTACGCTAACAATAATTAAAAATTTATAAAAATGTTATATTAAAGTTTGCTTTGGTGGCAAATCCATGTTATAATTAATACATGCTACTAGACGGTAGCATTTGTTCTCTAGGAGGTTATTATTATGAGAAGAGACAAGCAGGCTTGGATTGGAATCCTATGTTTAGTTGGAGTTATTGCACCATTTACTAATTCCGCTAATGCTTCAGAAACTAAAAACAATTTACTAATAAAACAGGCTGAAAACCCTGCTGCCACCCACAAGGTGGCTTTTGTCGTTTCTAAAGGCAAAAAATTAGAAAATTATGAAAACAAAACAAATCTAACAGATAATGAATTAAAAGAACTTCTTTGGCTTGTTGGCTTTAGAGGTAATGACTTGGTAGTTGCTTGGGCTATTGCTAAGAAAGAATCTAATGGTCGTCCTTTAGCATTTAATGGAAACCATAAAACTGGGGACTCTTCATATGGAATGTTTCAAATTAATATGATTGATGACTTAGGTCCAGATCGTAGAGATAGGTTTGATCTTGACTCTAATGCTGAACTATTTAACCCCGTAAAAAATGCTGAAATTGCACACTACATGTCTAGTGGTGGAGATGATTGGTCTGCTTGGAAAGGCCTAACTCCAAGAACAAAAGAGTGGATGCTTAAGTTCCCTAAATAGTTGGTAGGTTGGGCGTGGTGTCTATAAAGTTTTGTCTTAGATCTTTATAGATGCCATGCTCAAACTCACTATCTTCTCTCTGTCTCATAAAAGGACAAAAAACTCTTGCTTGCTTCATACATTCTGGATGAAAAGGATGGGTATCTGAAAAAACTCTTGGCCCTACTGTATCGTTTTGATTTGGATCAACAACTGTCCATCTTGAACATTTATCAGTATCAATAAATTTAACTCCACAATATCCACAACGTCCTTCTAAATATACAAGTTTTTCATTTTCTTGGTTTAAAAGAAAATCTCTTTTTATGTTAAAAAATGGGATTGATTGCCAAGGAACTGGAATCTTTTTATGTAAATATAAATTATTTTTTAGTACTAGTTTAGTAAGAGTTGTTTTTTTTTGTTTAGTTTCTGGTATATGAAAAAATGGTCTTGGTAATCCAGTAAAATTTAATAAATCTTCACCCCACTCTAAACTATTAAAAAAAGTTTTTTTTTATTCATACATTTTTTTCTTCCAAATATTTTTTTTATACCATCCACTAGATTCACTAATAGAGTTAAATAAATTTTGTTTTGCAACCTCTACTACATCTTTGTCTATTTTAGATTTCCAACTTTCTCTTTTAAATAATATTACTTGAACTATTGGAGTTCCTTTTGGTATTGTACCCTCGAATGTTGAACTAAAATAAACTGGAAGTTTGCCAGGGTGTAAAACAAAATCATCTACTATACCGCTTAAAGTAACAAATGGAAGATCATGCCTATTTAATGGATGAGTTAATAATGCACTGTATCCTTTTGGTACCTCAAATGTATGATGTGTTTGCCAAATAAATTGATTTGTTGAGCAACCGATTGGAGTTGGAAGTGTAGGATTATGAGTCTTATCTCTTTCAGATATAATTGGTAACTGTGGATCAGACCAAGATATTAATGGACCATTATCTGTTTGTTTAACTGCAATATCTGCAACTAATGGAAGATAATATCCAGTAGTAAAAGTATCTAAGTATGTACTACAATGTTTAAAGGTTGCTTGAATTGGAAGTTCTTTAATTTTTTTATAATTTGCAATAGGTTCTGCATTTTTATAAAAATCTGGAACAATATTTCTTATTGGCTCTATTTCTGGAAAACACAACTGCATTGCAGAATGCTTTAAAATATTTTTTTTCATATAATATCCCCCAATATTAATGTTTAAAAATTAATTCTTTTCTTCATCATCATATACCTTAGAAATAAGTATTCTATTTTCAGGTATATCTTGTTCTTCATAACTTAGAATAACAGGATCTGGAATTACTGCTGGAGCATGAAAGTTTGTTCCATCAAATGTCCAAAAAATATCAACATCATCTGAAGTAATAATGGGGCCATCTACTTCAGAAGAATATACCGTTTCATTAATTGCAACAACTTTTTCTGAATCAATTGTTGCATATCTAATTTTTGGAGCATCTACATATGATCCATTTTCATATTTTTTACCAAGCAAAGATTGTACGTCTTCAGTTTCAACAAACCAAACATCTGGTCCTGAATCATCTACGTCATTTGGTGATGTGTGAACTGAAAATACAATTCCTTCTTTTAGTTGTGCATAATTTCTCATTTTTTCTCCTTATGTATATTCTATAACTTCATAACGACATGGACCTGTTGCAACCAAAGTGGTTGAATTTGAAAGATAAACACCATATTCTGCTACAGTAATGTCTGTTGTTCCACCGCTTAAAGTACTTGCGTGGTTAATTGTTCTTGTATTTGCAGTGTCTCCAGGAACATTAGCAGTTGGAACACTTGTGTTACCTAGTGTAACGTTGTTTATAAAAGTTGAACTGCCTCCAAAAGTTGCTCTTGCTGCTACTGTTCCTTCTGAAGAAGTAGAGAAAGAATTAACTACTGTTTTTGCTATATCAACAGCATTAATAGTAATATTACCTGCAGTTGCAGCAGTGCCACGTTGAATTGACTTTATACCACTACCACCAGTTAGTGGAAATGTTGCTATACCCATTACATTGCCTCCAATAAATTTTTATAGTTCATTTTACACAAACTCTATAACTTCATAACGACATGGACCTGTTGCAACCAAAGTGGTTGAATTTGAAAGATAGACTCCAAATTTTGCAGCAGTAAGGTTTGTTGTTCCACCGCTTAAAGTTCCTGCATGGCTAATTGTTCTTGTGTTTGCAGTAACACCTTCGACGTAATATGTAAAAGTAAAATTATAATACCCTCCACCCCAATATCTGTCGCCTGGATCATATCCTTGTCCTTGTCCAGTTTGAGCATATGGAACACTGGCCAAGTTTGTTGGAACCGTTCCAGGACCGTTAACAACGTTATTTACAAAAGTTGATGTTCCACCCATTGTTCCAGTGGCTGCTACCGTTCCTGCAGCACCTGTGGAAAAAGATCTAACAGTTGTCTTTGCTGTATTAACTGCAGAAATAGTAATATTACCTGCTGATGCTGCAACACCACGCTGAATTGATTTAATCAGAGCAGTAGATGCTACTGGATACTGATTAATTCCCATTACGCTATTTCCACTCCGCTGATGTGAAAGTCAATTGTTGTTGCAGATGCAAAACCTTTAATAGTCTTTGTTGTAGCCAAAACCTGCTTAAGGTCAATGTATACTGTTGAGTTTGCTGCTATTGCTGTAGTTGTATGAAGGTCAACATCATCAAGTAATAGAGTAAATGTTCCAGCAGATCCTGCTGTGTTGCATACTGCAATGTTTGTAATCACAGTTGTGGTGTTTGCTGGCACTGTGTACAGTGTTGCAGAAGATGTTGCTGCTGATGTACGTGCTAGGGCTTTTGTAGTTGTAGCCATTAGTTACTACCTCCTAAGTAGATTATGATTGTATTATACACTATATTTTTTAACATTTTACATAGCACCCATAAAAATCAATGTTAGTTCGTCTATCAAACTTCCTGGTCCTCCAACAGCAGTTAGATTAATATCGCCTGACACTGTTACTGTTCCAGTTAAAGTTGGTGCTGTCAATGTCTTGTTTGTTAATGTTATAGAATTTGTTAAAGTTACAGCAGGCGCAGCCCATTTAATTCCTAGAGTAGTTGCAGAATCTGCGGTAAGTACAAACTCATTGCTTCCAACCGCAAGATTATCTACAGTATCATTTGCAGACCCAACAATTAAGTCACCTTTGGCATCAATAATTCCTCTTGAAACACTGCCTGCTGGATCAAGGTTAGTAATCTGACTTTGTAAATCATTAAGTGTATACGCAATAGATGGGTTTACTAAATTTGCTAAATTTGTTTGAGCAGAATTATATTCTAAGGAACCATAATGATAAAGTTTAAACGCTGCCTGAATATCAGCATTATCTGCATAGCCAGGTATTTTTGTGCTATAAAGTGCGCCAATTGATTCAGATGCCATATGTATTCACCTCGTTCATTATATCACAACCGATATAAAAACATGAACAGAAATATCATCTTCAAGCGGTCCCCATGTTCCATCATATTCTGAAAGTTCGAGGTTTATTATTAAGTCATCCCCGTCAACTTCGATCAAAGAAATAGACGATGCCACTGGTTTTGAATTTGGTATTGAATACTGAACATTAAAATTATCTGCTGTAAGTCCTGCAGCACTAGATATATCAGTAATTGGAATTGTTATAGATCCATTACTTGCATAGGCACTTGTTCCTGCTAAAAATGTTGTTAAATGAAAAGCAGAATAAATTGTTGGTTTAAGTTGTAAAACCTCTACCCAAGTATTTCCACCAGGCTCTGCAACATACTGATATAAATACCCATAATCTGGTCCAGGTGCAGAATTAATATATAAATCATTTAATAATATATCTTGACCAACTTCTACAATATTTGGATTTCCAATTCCTATAAAGGTTTTACTTCCACGAGTACCAGTCGGACCAATGTCTACAAGAAGTTCAATTGTTGAGGGGCCAGATAAAACTGTTAAATCATCATTTGACAATACTACATCTGGCATTAAACTGCTCCAGTAATATCATCTGTTACAGTAATTGATCCAGTTAAAAGAGTAAAAATAACTCCTGCACCATTATCAATCTGAACGTCATAAACGTAAGTTGTTCCAGCAACCAAACCTCTTCCAGTTGCTCCAGAAATTGTGCAGGTAACAATATCATTTGCTGTATCCACAGTTGCTGTGGCATTAATTTGTGTACCTGTACTACCACGTCTATTTGCTATAGTAAAATCTGCATTGCCAGCATAGGCATCGAGAGAGAATGTGGTACCGTTTGAATTCTTTGGTCTAATAATAAACTGATAGGTGTCGCCACGATAGTAACTAAAATTATATGTACCTGGAAATGCCATTATTCCTCCTACTTTATTATACCATTAACAAACTGATATGTATATGTTTTTTAGCAGAAGGCTGCTCTCTAGATCTGTTCTTGCTTGTGGAAATCCACCATAGTTATTAATACGATTATTGTCTATATAGATAGTTTGAAAAAATGACATATCGTATGTGTATTGATATTTAAAGTTTGCGACATATCCAGTAATAGGGTTTGATATTTTTTCATCAAATAACCTTATCCATAACTCTGTATAATTTGAACTTGTTGTAATTGAAAAATCATAACGAATATCTACTTTAGATCCAGGTTTCAGTCCTTTAAAGTTAAATTTATTTATATCAGAAATCCACAAAGATGCAGAACCCATTGGAAGATATTTTTCTTGTGACTCTTCTTTGTTAACAGAAAAATCTAAACTAACCCAACCATCATCTCCACGCTCTGGGCCAAGCCTTGTTCCAGTATTATCTTTGTTTGCATACATTGCCCAACCTGGAAATTGTCCTGAAGGTGAATCATATCCTATTCCTTTTCCAGGCTCTCCACGCTCTCCTTGTGGTCCAGGTCTACCTTGATCTCCCTTTGGTCCTTCTGGACCTGCTGGGCCTCTTTCTCCAGTGTCTCCTTTAGGTCCTTGCTCGCCCTTTTCACCCTGAATTCCAGGAACTGCAATATATTCTTTACCCGATTCTGGTGGCAATATATTTTGAGATGATTGAACTGTATCTAAATAATTTTTTTTTCTTAGGGGCTGTGGAGAATCCATGCTCTTTGCCATTAATGCCCCCTTTACTTAGTTCTGTAAACCTTAGTTCCAACCTTAATTACTGGCGGAATGCTAGGTGCAGATTTTGTAACTTTAATAATCATTATAATGTACCGCTAACATCTCCAAGGACACATATTGTTCCTATAACTGGTGTCCAAGTTGTTTCATCATTATTTCCACCGCCAGATACTGCATCTCCTGGAATTATGGCTGTAAGGTCAAATCTTAATTCTGCAACAACTGGGCGGTATTTGCTTCCTCCCCAGTTTTGAGTAATATCTTTATCAGCAACAATATAAACAATTCCATCTTCATAACTTGTTACAGTTAGTTCATCCAAAACATCAGATGATGGATCATAGGATGTTGCAGAGAATTCCCATTCAGATGTATCGTATGGGGTTACTTCATCGTCTTCAAGAAATTCTACCTTAAGGGTTGCAGTGTCTCCACGAACAACATTCCATTGTATGTTTGCTGGAGAAGCGCCTAGTTTTTCGATTGAAGGAGAGCACATAATATTAGATTATACCATAATAAAACTGGACACTCTAAACGCAGTGGGGTGGGGGTAGCAATTTAGAGTGCCAGCCTTAGCATTATAACATTATTTATTCCAAGAATAATAAGATCATAACAAAACTTTATAAACCAGGTATATATTAAATTGTTATCAAATTGTTATATTACTATATGTCCGTTTTGTCATGTTTAGTTACAAAAGTCCAAGGTATTGATAGTGTATACTTAAAATATATAAAGAAAAGAATATACTATAGTTAGGTTTTTAAAAGATAGTTTATATATAGTAATTACTTAGAAGATCTAGAAACATAATCAACAAACAAATCATACAAATGGTCAATCTTAACCTTTTGTTCTTTGCTTATTTCTCTTACATCTTCTTGTTCTTTTTTAATGGCTTTAATTTCATCACGCATTGAAGTTCCGCCGTTTGTTTTAGTTTCGGAGCGAATATCGCAAACCGCTTCGTGGATAGGTTTTATTTGAATTTTAATGTACCAGCGAATTGAACTAACTATTATTGCACCAATTGAAAGCAAAGAAAAAATAAATTGTGCCCAATCAGTAGTTGTCATAATGAGATTATTATATCATTATTTAAGATTAGTTATTGATTAGCCTGATAAATAAAGTTTATATGAAACAGATCATCAGTAGTTAAAATAAATGGGCTAGTTGCTTTAAATTCTTGATCTTGGCTAGATTGGTTTAGAAACCAAAGACTGCAAACATTGCTATTTGGTTCTAGGTGCCCTTTGATACTATAATATCTATTTAAGTCTGTGTTGTGAATAGTTCCACCCCAAGCATTTGCATGAAGTGCTGATTCTTTTGGAAGAGTAACTGAGTAAGCACCAGTGCCAAAGTGAGTAACGTTTGTCATTGGA